ATACGCGCTGGGTCGGCACGCGCACATGGACGCCGCCAACATCGACAGCAGCGTCATAGACTTGCACACGGCGGCCAAGGCAATCGGGCTGCAGGAACACGAGATCAAGGCAACCATTGGCAGCGGCTTCAAGCGCGGCAGCGAAAACCCGAAGCAGCTCGAAAACGATGACGCGGTGCCGTTTCAGCCGAGCGAGATGGATCGCCTGATCGTAAGGCTTGCCAGCAAGGATCTGCTGATCCGCGACGAGGAAACGCGCGCCGAGAAAATCGCAAAGGCGCAGGCCGCTTGGGAGCGCAGCGTGCCAATATCACGCGAGAATAAGGACGCCGTCAGACCGGCGCTGCTGTACCTGAATAACCGTGGAATGCGAGCAGGCGTGGCGGAGGGCGTCGCGCGGTTCAGCCCCAGCCTATACGATGGGCCAGCGATACTGTTTCCCGCGACCAACGCCGAGGGCGACGTCTGCGGCGTGCAGGCGGTGCTGCTAACGCCGGACGGGAAGAAACGCGAGCATAACAACATCAACAAGTATTCACGCGGCAGCCTCGTCGGCAATGCCATGCGGATCGGCGACCAGCACGAGGGCGGCGCGATCATATTGGTCGAGGGTCCAGAGGATGCGCTGAGCGTAAGGCAGGCGATCATGGGCCACGTTGAGGCGACAATCGTCTGCACGTTTGGCAAGTCGGGCATGAAGACGTTCAACGCGCCAAGAGCCAGCGACGTCACGATCTGCGCAGACCCTGACCTCGACGTGGAGGCGGTGTCGGACGTGCTGCGCGGCGACGGCAGCACAGACGTCCACGTCGTGCGCTTCGACGCGCTGGGCGTGGAAAACGTAAAGGATGCCAACGACTACCTGCAGGAAGCGGGCGCGGAGAAGCTGCGCGAGGCGCTGGCGCTGGCGAAGCCGGTCGAGGAAGTGAAGCAGGAGCGCATCGCAGGCGAGCGCCAGTGGCCAACTGCATACGAGCCAATAGATCCCGCGACAATACCGGCGCGGCGGTGGATTTACGGGCAGCATTACGTGCGAGGCCATGTCAGCGTTCTGGCGTCGGCGGGCGGCGTCGGGAAGACGTCTCTGCAAATCGTGGAGGCTCTGTGCATCGGAACGGGTAAGCCGCTGCTGGGCGAGGCCATACACGAGCCGTGCAAGGTGTGGATCATTAACCTCGAGGATCCGCTGGAGGAGATGCAGAGACGCCTTGCGGCAGCGATGCTGCACTACGGCGTCACCGCCGAGGAAATACGGGGGCGTCTGTTCCTCGACGCCGGAAGGAGCTTGAACATGGTTTTCGCCAACCAAGGGCGCGACGGGATCGAGGTGAACGACGAGATGCTCGACTACATGGCGGCCAAGATCAAGGAGAACGACATCGGCATGGTGATGATCGACCCGTGGGTCGGCGCGAACCAGATCAACGAAAACGACAACGTGGCCATGAATGCAGCCGTCGGTGCCGTGCGTAGCGTTTGCGACGAGACAGACTGCGCCGTGGCGCTGGTGCATCACATCCGCAAAGGCAACGGCGACGAGGCAACCATAGACAGCGTCAGGGGCGCGGGGTCGCTGATCGGGGCGGCGAGGGCGGCGCGGGTCATCAACAAGATCAGCGCGGAAGACGCGCAGAAGCTGGGCGTGAGCGAAGCGGAGAGCCTCGGCATATTCCGCGTGGACGACGGCAAGGCAAACTTGGCACCGCCAGCAGCGAAGGCGGTCTACCGGCGCATGGTGGGCGTGCAGCTGCCAAACATGGAATATGTCGGCGTGGCCACGGAGTATGCGATGCCGGATCTATTCGACGGCGTGTCGGCGCGCGACGCGATGAAGGTGCAGCGCGCGGTGGGCGACGCGGAAACGCAGGGCGAGCCGCTCCGCGCAAACGTGCAGGCCAAGACGTGGGTCGGCGTCACGGTGGCAGACGTGCTGGGGCTGGACTTGGAGAAGCGACACGAGAAGGCGAAGGCCAAGGCAATCGTGGGCAAGTGGATCGAGAACGGCGTGCTGCGCAAGACGTCTGCGCCAAGCAAGCGTGACGGCAGGGATGTGCCATGCGTGGTGGTGGGTGACTGGATAACCGGAGAGGAGGCTGGGGTATGATGGCCAGCGAGACGGGTGGCGTCGGGGGCGTTTCCGCACGTTCCGCACTTACCGCACTTATGGTGCGGCGTGGTGCCGAGGGTGCGGTAAATACGGCAAGAAATCTTCCGCCGCACCACTTGCATATATATATGCAAGGTGCGGAGAGAAGTGCGGGCGTATTTATTGAAGGTGCGGAGATTGTTTTATTGGGGATGCGTAGGGGGCATGGTCATGGTTAAGCAGAAAGGGCGTCGGCCTACGGCAAAGCAGATAGCGTCGAAGGGAACGTTCACGGTTGGTGAAAGGACGGAGCCTATACCGGCGGCTGTCTGGGGTCAGCTGGAGCCGCTGGATCGGGTGGCGAGGGAAATGACGGAGCGGTGGGGTGACACGCTGCCGTCGCTGGTATCGCCGGAACTGGCAGGCAAGTTCGAGGCAGCCTACGAGGCGCTGAAGCAGGCGGTCGTCGAGCGTGACGTTGTGCGGACGAACAAGATCGCCACGCAGCTCATGGCGGGGTGGAAGCGCATGGAAGCGGAAGCGGAGGGCGCGGGGCATAAGCCGCTGTCGCCGCACGCGTGGTGCGTGGAGGTGGGTGGCGGGAAGATCGTGTGCTTCGCGAGGCAGGGATGCGCTGAGCTGCGCAAGCGGTATCCGCAGTGGGTGGTCTACTCGTTCGAGGATGCCGCGTGTATACTGAAGCAGCACTTCAGCGAGGCGTTCTTGCAGAAGGCGTTTGAGACGTTTCCACATGCGAAAGTGACGCGTGTGGTGGATGGACATGGCAACGATAACATTGAGGACGATATACCATGGTGACGAGGGAAGATATTTTACGCACGGCGGGTGAGCTTATCACGGGCGACAGGCAGGCGACCTACGGGTCGGCGAAGGACAGCCACGCGAGGATCGCTGGCATGTGGTCAAGCTATCTCGGCGTAGACGTGACCGAGGTGGACGTGGCGGCGATGATGGTGCTGCTGAAGGTATCGCGGTCGCGCTCAAGCGAGCTGGCAGACAATTGGGTGGACGTGTGCGGGTACGCTGCTATCGCGGGTGAACTGGAGGCGTCAGGTGGGTAGGGCAGGCTGCGAGGCGTTTGGGCGTCTCACAGCGGCTCTGAGGGAGCGTGAGGGCGTGTTTAGCCTCTGCGGCAGACACGCCGACGCTCAGACGCGCGTGCGCGAATACATCAACCTGACCAACTGGTCAACATGGGTGCGGTACAATGATACCACTCTGCAATGCGGCAATATCGCCAACGATACAACCATAGATAGGTGTAAAACGCTAACATGCTGATATTGCTACATAATAAATTTAACATAATAACGATTATGCGATTCCAGCTGCAAATCCTGACCATCTGGTCAAATTTGCCCCCCCCCACTTCGCGCTCAGGCGGGAGCGTGTGTGTATAGAAAAGCGCACACACGCCTGCCGAAAAAATATTGCACCGAGAGCGCTTGGGGGGTACTGTGCGGGGGTAGGCGGCGACGTTGCAGCGCCCCGCCTACTTGATCGGCAGCCAACAAGGAGAACCGCCAATGACGATTTCTGTAGAGCAGCTCCACGAAATGCTCAAGTATAACTCTTCAACGGGTAAATTTATCTGGCGCGAGCGCGCAGAAAGTTTCCCCGCGTCTGCGTCTGCCATACGCAGATTTAACAGCGCCTACGCTGGCAGTCAGGTTTACGAGGAAGACCACAGGGGCTACTTGCGCATGGCGCTTCTTGGCAAGCGCTGTAAGTCGCACAGAGTTGCGTGGGCCATGCATCATGGCGACTGGCCTGCGGATCAGATAGACCACATCAACGGCGTCCGCTCAGATAACCGCATTGAAAACTTACGCGCTGCATCTCAGGTTGAGAACTCACGTAACACGCGAATACCCGCAACCAATATGTCCGGCGTCATGGGTGTGCATTGGGATAAGGTAAACTGGACGTGGACTGCCAGCATTGGCGTCAAAAACCGCCCAGTCTACCTTGGCACGTTTAAACACTTTGAGGATGCCGTGAAGGCGCGCAGAGACGCCGAGCAGCAGCACGGCTACCATCCAAACCACGGCAAGCGTTGACACCCCCGCACCCCCTACGCGCTTGCCATACCCATGGCCCCGCGCTAAAATTTCCCGCGTACAAGGAGAAACATCATGGCAGGCAAGGCGTTACGCAAACGCATATTGACGGAGGTCGCCTCCAACGGCGGCGCAGATTGGCTCTTTGACCAGATCGCGTCGGGCATCACCGTCGCCGAGTTGGCACGCCAATACGGCTGCACGCGCAGTTATGTTAGCAGGAGCCTGAACAGCGTTCCTGAGTATGCCGCCGCGCTGACCAAGGCTCGCGGCGAGGCGGCGGATGCGCTGGTGGAGCAGGGCTTGGAGATGGTTGACGGGTTGAGCGGCGCCAGCAGCCCGACGGAGATCGCCGCCACGCGCGAGAAGGTGCAGTGGCGCAAGTTCATGGCTGGCTCGATGAATCAGGATCGCTACGGCACGCGCCCGCAGAGCAATGTCACGCTTTCCATTGGCGATCTGCACTTGGATGCGCTGCGCAAGTTTAGCGCCGACATGAAGCGCGTGAACAGCGACGCCGAGGCCGCCACGATTGACGCGGAATATGTGGAGGTGTCGGATGAGTGAAGCCAACCCGTTTGACGACTTCGTTGTCGAGTATTACGACGACCCCGTGCGCTTTGTGCGCGAGGTGCTTGGCGCATCCCCGCTGCCATATCAGGCCGAGTTTCTCTCTGCGATTGCGTCCGGCGAGCGCAAGATCAGCGTGCGCTCGGGGCATGGCACCGGCAAGTCCACGTCTGCCAGCTGGGCGATGCTTTGGTTTCTGTTTCTGCGCTTCCCGAATAAGGTTGTCGTCACCGCGCCGACATCTGGCCAGCTCTTTGACGCGCTGTTCGCGGAGATGAAGCGGTGGATCAACGAGCTGCCGCCTAATCTGAAGGACATGGTCACGGTGAAATCCGACCGCGTTGAGCTTACCGCTGCCGCGTCCGAGGCGTTTATCTCGGCCCGCACGTCTCGCGCCGAAACGCCGGAGGCGCTCGCCGGAGTGCATAGCGAGCATGTTCTGCTGGTCATCGACGAGGCGTCAGGTGTGCCGGAGAAGGTGTTTGAGGCTGCTGCGGGCAGCATGTCAGGCCACAGCGCCACCACGGTGCTGCTGAGCAACCCCACGCGGTCCTCTGGCACGTTTTACGAGAGCCAGACGCGCATGGCGAATAGCTGGTGGACGCGCCGATGGTCATGCGTTGACAGCCCGCTTGTGTCCGACGAGTTCGTTGACGAGATGCGCATGCGCTACGGGGAGGAGAGCAACGCGTTCCGCATCCGCGTGCTTGGCGAGTTTCCGCTGGCAGATGATGACACGATTGTGCCGTACCACTTGGCCGAGGCCGCGATGAAGCGCGACATCGAGGTTGCGCCTAACACGCGCGCCGTGTGGGCGATTGATCCGGCGCGCTTTGGCACCGACCGCACCGCGTTCTGCAAGCGCGAGGGCAACGTGATTACGGAGATCAAGTCGTGGCGCGGCCTCGATCTGATGCAGACCGTTGGCCGCGTGATGGCTGAGTATGATGCGCTGCCCCCGTCGCAGCAGCCCAGCGAGATCCTTGTCGACAGCATTGGCATAGGGTCGGGCGTCGTGGATCGGATGCACGAGCTTGGCGCCCCCGTGCGCGGCGTGAACGTTGCCGAGGCTCCCTCTATGAAGGAGACGTATAACAACTTGCGCACGGAGCTGTGGTTTAAGTGCAAGGCGTGGCTGGAGGATCGCAGCTGCAAGTTGCCCAACGACGACGAGCTGCTGGCTGACCTGACCGGCATCCGCTACGCGTTCACGTCTTCTGGGAAGATGGCTGCCGAGAGCAAGGACGCCATGCGCAAGCGTGGCCTGCGCTCGCCTGACCTTGCCGACGCCGTGTGCCTGACGATGGCGTCAGACGCGGCAACGGCCCTGAGCGGGCCGATGTCACGTTGGCGTGGCGCGCTCAAGCGCAACCTGCAGGGGATTGCGTGACCACGTAAAAGCGTTTACCCTACCCCCACATGGACAAGCGCACCTGCTCGCGCTATCTATACCTCTAGCGAGTTTCCTCCCTGTCTCGCGCAACTTGGCCCCGCCGCGTTCCTCCCATTGCGCGCGCGGGGTTTCTTTTTGGCGTTTTAATGTTATTATGCTGGAAGATATAACGGAGGACGTGTGACATGAAAGCACCGAAGTTTAAGCCGTGTAAGGGCTGCCCGACACCCGCCGCATGTAAGCGCGCTGGAACGTGTATGGCGAAGAAGCGCAGGGGCGCTTACTAGTAATGTGGACGGCGCTGCTCCTGCTTTGCAGCGTCGAGGGTAACTGCTTTTCGTTTGGCAGCCCCGTGATGCAGAGCGAGAGCCAGTGCATACAGTCCATACCGAGCGGCTTGGAATACGCGCGGCAGATGTTTCCTGCGTACCGCGCAACAGATTATAAATGCGTCCAGTGGGGCGAAGGAGCATAGATGGCTAAGTTGACGGCGAAGCAAAAAGCGAGTGCAAGGGCAATGTCTGCAAGGCGTGGCGTAAAATATCCGAATGCGTGGAGCAATTTAAAAGTTGCGCGCGGAACGTCGAAAAAGAAATCAGCGAAGAAGAAGACCGCGTAATGAGCCGCACGAGGGCAGAGAAAATAGCAGCAGCCAAGAAGCGTCACAAGTTTACGGAAATAAATAAACCTAGACGCGGTGGGCCGAAGAAGTTTGAGGTGCTGGCTGTTGAGGGTGACACGGTGAAGAAGATTAACTTTGGCGACCCTAACATGTCCATCAAGAAGGATCAGCCCAAGCGCAAGGCGTCCTACTGCGCACGCTCCGGCGGCATCAAGGGTAAGTCGAGCAAGCTGAGCGCGAATTACTGGTCGCGCCGCGCGTGGGATTGCTGATATGGAACAGCTTTTCAATTTCTTCAGCAACGGCCAGCAGCGCCGCACTGCGCTTGACGAGCTGTTTGCTGGCTTAGAGCGTTACGTTCCACCAAACCTACGCCCAGCGGTAGAGACGGTTGCCGAGATGAACCCCGTGCAGGGCCAGATGAACGCGATGACAGCAGGCGGCGTTGTCTTCGATCCCGACCAGACTGCGGAAGCGCGCAGGCGCGCTGCGCTTGATATGGGCGTCGAGATGGCCCTTGCGCTGACGCCTGCCGCTCTGGCTGCACGCGGCTACCTGACGCCCATCCAAGGCGTTATGGAAGGGCTGCTTGGCGGCTCGCCCGCGCAGCAGCAGATCGCAGAGGATGCTGGAAAGCTTGCAGCAGACGCGTCCGGCTTGGCGCGCTCAGCGATCCAGCTCGACCCCGACATGCTCAGCGAGATTTTTCAACGCGCTGGCGAAACAGAAGATTTAAGCGCGGCACGGGTTATGCTTGGATCTGATTACTTTGAGCCTCCAAGGGAAGGCGGCGGGCGCGCTAAAGATCCAGCCATGTTCACGCCGTTTTCTTTAAGCGCCAAGCAGAAAGACGCCCCATATAATTGGCGCGTTGAGGGCGAAACGCTTGAGGCTAATACACCGCCAACGCTGATAACGCCAAGCCAAGACCAAGGCAAAACATTGTTTTTTGCTGCTGGAGACAGAACGGCTGGCGATGTTGAAATCAACAAGCTTGGAGATGTGACGTTAAAACGTCCTGTCAGGCTTTATGCTGGCCCAGAATACATGGATACCGGCGATGTTTGGGCATCACACAAGGGCGTGATGAAACCTAAACAAAACGTATTGTTGCCATTTGTTGAAGCTGGCGGCGAAGCAAAGCTTTCATATGCGCCAATGGGCGAAAGGTCTGGAGATTTTGCGAAGCATCAGGGCGAGTTGTTTAGCGAATATATGTATTCAGTAGATATGCCGAAAGATACCGTCAAATCCATAGACGACGAGCTGGCTAAAATTGTAAGAAAATATCAGGAAAAAACTTTAGCTTCGGAAAACAAGAAGCGAGCAAAGAAAGGTTTACCTGAGATCCAAGAAGCCGCCAACATGCCGATCCCAAGCGTGTCCTCAGATGCTTTCAGAGATTGGTTTAGCACGCAAAGCCCAGAGCAAATTAGAAAGCCGTTTATGCAGCGGATCGATCAGGCTGACATGAAAGCGCTGGAAGGCGCGCCAGATGTAGGCTTGATCAGGTTTGGCGCGACCAATCCTGATCTTGTAGATGTGGAAAGCTTCAGCGGCGGTTATAGGTTTGGAACACCTGACGTGCAGCGTGGCCTGCTATCTGCAGATCACCCGTCATACGATACAAAATACGCTGCTGCTGAAGGCACAACATCTGGCACATATGGCACAAGCATCCCGTGGACAATCATGGCAAGAGATACGGCGCTTCCAAGATTGAGAGACGCCGCATTGCAAAGCGGTTATCGTTTCGGGTCTAACACGCCTCCGCGAGACTATACGCTTCCCTCAGACCAGCGCGTGTTTACGATGAACCCAAACACAAGCCAGCTTATGGATCAGCAGTTTGTTGAAGAAAGCTCAACATTTATGGATCTGGAAAAGCAGCTTGGTCGGCCAGCCGCGATAGAATACGCGCAAGGCTTGCTGATGAATTACTTGAGGAATTATTAATTGCGCTCTTCGTCAACAATATCTCGTATTACCTCCATGACGTTTGGCGGCAAGTCATCTGACGTGCCTTGTATCATAAACGCCAAAGATAATATTCCTGCAACAAGCGGATCTGTTAGATCAAGTTCTGTATCATTTTCGTCAATCATGCTATCCTCCCATGTAGGGGTGAATGTTAACACAGTGATAAAGGCAACACAATGCCCATAACAACATACGCAGAGCTGCAATCCAGCATCGCAGACTTCCTTGACCGCGATGACCTGACGAGCGTCATCCCGACGTTTATTTCGCTGGC